ATTGATTCGATAGGGGATAATTCACCACTCGCAATTATCTTTAATAATTCCATTGCTGATTTACTTTCCAAGTCATAACCAAGCTTTGCTAGTTCTTCGCGCCAAACATTTGCAACCAAACGATAATCATCGTCACGCAAATCAGTTGAGCGCATTAACAGCGTTTTAACTTCGGTTATGACTCGTAGATATTTCATTTACTCGCTTGCAAATAGTTTTTCTAATTTTCCTAAGAACTCATCGTCTTCACTTTCCACGCATTTACTAGAAGCGTCATAAGTCACAGAGCTTTCATGCTCACCAATTATTTTAAACAAAGAGGCAGAAGTTTTTGCCTGAGAAAGTAAAGATGATACATCAATCCCATTTGTGTTTTTCTCAACTTTGGCCTTTTTTTCGGCTAATTTATCGTTTAATTTGTTTTTAGATTCTTCGGCTATTGCATCTTTGAAGGTCATCTCAATCGTTGTGTCACCTTCATTAATTGCCGTCATTAGGCCTCTAAGTTTTGTTAAATCATCTAAGGTAAGATCATCAACATCTTTTCGTTCTAATAATTTCAGAACCTTTTCTTTGTTTGCCCCTTGCTTTGCAAACCATTCAAGAGCAGCTACACGACGAACACTTAATGTTTTTTCTTCACCAACAGATGTTCTGATTGCTGCTTGATAGATTGGCTTAATAAGAGCAAAAGGGATTACTTTAAACACAGCGTTTCTAAAAGCGATTGCACAAGCTGCATTTCCAGTTACAACGATTAAATCCTCATCATAACGCTTGCCGTATTTGTTTGTGATTCGTCTCTTGACCTGAACTCGGATTGCATTATTGCACTCAAGATCAATACAAGTTCCCTCAGCAGTAATATGTGTTTCATCTATTGCAACAATTCGCGCATCAACTCTAAGATTGCCATAAGAACTAGCAACAATTTCAGCTAGTCGAACACTAGCCCCCTCGATACTCTTACCGCCTCTAGGCAAGTAATAAATCATGCTACCTGCGACTTCCTCATCTATAGTCGCAAGCTCCATAGCTCGCTTTATAAAGACGCTAATTTCTCTAGGATATCGTTTTGCTGTTGCTATTTGCATGTCAATTTCAGCACTTGTCTGTGCATTAACCAACTCACGACTATTTAATACTACAATTTCGTTACTCATTTTCTTACTCCGTTATTATTTATGTGTTTCTCTCAATTTACCCATAGCCCAATCTGGAACGCTCATTGTGCGAATCGTGTCATACTCACTAGGCCATTTATTTTTTTCTGTGCATTCGAGATGGTTTTTAAGCCAAAGATCAAGCTGTCTATTTCCAATTTCTATTAGCTCGTCATCGACTTTGATAGGGCAGCACTCATGAGGCGCATCAGACTGAACAAAGATAATAATCGCATGTTCAACATCAAACCCCGCAGCTTTAGCAGCTCGTAGGTAATGCGCTAACTGAGTCCAATAATTAAAAGAATAAAGAGATGTTTGCAGATCGTGCCATCGTATTTTATTGCTAGTTTTTAAATCAGCAATGACACTAAGCTCAGTATTAAGAACATCAAGACGCGCTTTTAATCTAATGCCTGTCTGCTCGTCATTCCAGACAATTGTATATTCCTTCAATGCGCCTTCAAGTAAGTGCTTAACGTCTTCGTGCGACCAAACGGATTGATAAGTTTGATAAACCTTAAGGTGATCGTCTTCGCTGATTAATGTTTTCTTCTCTTTTTCGGCAGCAGCATTAATCTCAGACCAATAAGTTTTTCCGTCTTTAGTTCTGCGATCAACTTTTTGATGCACAAGATACTTATTCAAATAATGTTTAAGCCCATAAAGCACTATGTCATGATCGGCAGTACCTAGCTTTTGAGCAGGGGAGGGCGCTTTTGCATTGTCTAACTTGTGCTTTGCTTGATAGCTTCCTTGAGAGTAGGCACTTAAAACACTATGATTGATAGCATCTATTTTTAAATAGTCTTCAAACGGCAAGCCCTTGAAAACATCAACATTGCTTTCTATATGTTTCGCTTCGGTTTTCATTTTGCCACCTCACCGATTAGCCAATAACTAAAACATAGCCAAAAGCATGATGTATAAATCATTAACAAAAAGTCTCTCGTTAGATTATCTTTCTCTTTTTCTGAAAGTTTAAAGTTGATTTTCATAACCATTGTCTCCCGTATTGTTGTCCACATTGTTGTCCACAAGAACTTCCCAAGTTTTTGAAAGCATTATGATTAAAGAATCAATCAACTCGCCTTGTAGTCTTTCTCTTTCAACGCGTGATCTTTTGATTTTGCGTTGATAAGTTTCAATTAACTTGTTTTGTTGGCTTATCATTTCTAGGCATTGTTCTAATTTCATTACAGCACCTCGCCTTTTAATTTCACAAAGTGCGGAATGATAAGATCGTTAGGGAAGTGCTCAGAAAGGTAAGCAAAGATTTGCTTTCTGTGAGTTTCTAAGAGATTCGAAAATGCTTTTTTTGGATTTTCAAAATAAAACTGAGCATCAATAAACTCTAGATCAATATAATATAATCTAGCTCCAAGTTTTTGTTCGATCGAAAAATGATTTAAATCAATTTCGAAAGTGTCAAAAAAAGTAGGGAAGTTTGATTTAAGATTATTAAACTCTCTTTCGATCAGCTCTTCGCAAAGATCATCTGACCTGCCAGCTTGGTAAGCCCATGACTCGTGGTCGCCTTGATAACTCATGCTATCCTCCTGTTTTTGTGTTTTTAAACACCTGTTCAGGATTTTTTGGCTTCCAACGGTTATCAGTAATTATCTTGACTGATAAGTAAAGTTCTCAGCGGAAATACTCCTAACAGGTGACTTATAATTATATTATACACAGCTTTTTGAATTGTACAACTTTTATTTTAACTATTTTTAGTTTTTTTTCGTACCCAGCTCTTTTTATTTCTGGTACGCTATAAAAATGCCCGATAACATTAAAAAAGTAAGCTGGAAGGACATACAGTATTGGAAGCCTGAAGAGCTTTTTAGCCCTGATATTCTCTCAACTCCATTTAGGCACTTAATTAGTTGGGATTTAGTATTAAAGCTTGAAAAACTCAGAGCTGAACTAGCAAGTAGTTTACGATGTAATTATGGTGATTTTCGTTATCGGGGCGTAGTTTCCGCACGAGAACACTGGGAAATTAGAGTGCCAAAGTTTAAATCAGTTAAACTCTCAATGCACCCCATGGGAATGGCAGCCGATCTTGATAGTCCAACCCTCAAACCCCGCGATATTGCAATTGCTGCTGGTCGTGTTGGTTTCTCATTCATTCAAGTTTACAAGACTTTTTGTCATGTTGATGTGCGCCCAAGCTTTACAGGAGCACCAACGGTAATCTTCATGGACTAGGAAAATGCTTGACTACGAAAAAATACTAGCCGTCTTACAAACTTATAATCAGCCTTCAAATGATCGAAAAAATCCCACTAAATCAACTAAAACCAAACCCAAAAAATCCAAGAACAATCAGCGAAGCAAAGTTCGAGAAGCTTAAAAAATCAATAGTTGATTTCCCTGAGATGCTTGAGTTACGTCCCTTAATTGTCGATGAAACAATGACAGTCTTGGGCGGGAATATGAGATTGAAAGCGTTATTAGCTCTTGGGATAACTGAAACATCTATCATTCGTGCAAGTACACTAACCGAAGAACAAAAAAAAGAATTCTTAATAAAAGACAACATTGCCTTTGGAGAATTTGATTTTGACTACCTAGCAAATGATTTTGACCCGATAAAACTAGATGATTGGGGATTAGAAATACCAGATTTCAAAAAAGAAAAAAAAGGGAAAAAAAGAAAAAAGTATTATTACTTGTGAGTTTTTAGTGTGTCAAGAAATATATTTTTTTGTACTGAAAAATTAATTAGTTAACTTTTCGTTATCCACAGGATTATTTTCCACAGACTAAACATTTTTCTTTTTCTTTTTTCTGTCTTGAAATATGAGACGGGTCTTCGTTTTTACGGGGGCTGGGGGACTTGTCTCTTTTTCTTTTAATCAACATCTTAATATTTATTAATATATTGCAACATGGTTGAAAACATAAAAGATCAGGTTAAGGCATCTGGCCTTAGCCAAAAAAGCATAGCAAAGCGAATAGGTATTTCTAAGGAATATTTAAACATGATGCTAAACGGAAAACAGGACTTACCAGATAAGTATAAAATTGAAATACTTTCTTTGTTAAAAAAAGTTAGTTGAATTTGTTGGCTTAATACATTTTAAATAAAGTTAAAAACATGGCAAAATTAGGTTATACATGGTATCCAAAAGACTTTGCATCCGACCCAGATGTAATGCTTATGACAGCAGCAGAAAGAGGTATTTACCGGGATTTAATTGATCTTGCATACCAAACAAATAATTGCATTAAATATTCACTTGAAGCCTTAACTCGATACACAAACGGCGATATTGAAGACATAAAAAACGTGCTAAAATTGAAAGGTGAAAATAAGAATGGAATTTGGAAAATACCCTCTTGCGATAAGCGTTTACTAATAATTAAGCGCAATTACGAAAACGGAAGTAAGCCAAAACGAAGCCAAACTATAAGCCAAATTGAAGCCAAAAAACAAAAAACGGCAAGCCAAAAGCCGAAGCAAATAGAAATAGAAACAAATACTAAAGTATTTGTTAAGAAAGGACATCCGCTTTTTGCTTACCCCGTTGGGGACGCAATGCGGATGCGATACGAATCAGATCCTGAATTTAGAAAACGCTATGACCTTGATTGTAACTTTCCATTATGATAAAGAAATTTGCACAGATTGAGAAAGAACTCGAAGTATTAAGAGTTGAAGGTATTCAGCGCGGGAACGATACGGGGTTTAAATGCTTGGATGAATTATACTCAATCAAACCGGGTTCTTTTACTTTCGTGCTTGGGCCTCCTCACTCAGGTAAAACAGAATTTTGCTTTGAGTTGCTTTTTAATCAGGCCGAAAAATACGGACGTAAAAGTTTAATTTATTCACCTGAAACCGGAAGCGTAGAGGATATTTATGCTGAGTTTATTCACAAGTTTACCGGTAAGCATATTTATAAATCAATGCCTGGGTATATCGAAGATAAAGAATACTATTCCGCAGTAAATTACATTGATGCTTATTTTTCAATTCTTGATAGTGATGAAAAGTCCTATTCATTCAAAGATATTACCGAACTTGTTACGGATGAAAAGTTAATTTTAACAGATCCTTACAATGAACTTAAACACGATATGAGTAATTTCGGGACAAGGCAGGATTTATACATTGAGGATTTATGCGGAGATATTCGTAGATTTTGTAAAAAGAATAAAAAACATTGGATGCTAACTTTACACCCGGCTCACCAACAAATCACAAATGAGGGAGGTTTGAGATATTACCCTATGCCTATGGCAAGAGAAGCCGCAGGAGGCCAGGCATTACTAAGAAAGGCTATGACATGGATTAATATGTGGAGGCCTCCAACTGGATTAAATGATGATTATGGCAGACCTTACCCGGATAACGTAGTTTTAATAAACATTGAGAAAGCTAAACCAAAGGGAGTGTCTACAAAGGGAATGACAGAGTTATTTTTTGATTGGAAGCGAAACCGATTTTATGAGGGGAATGGTGAATATGCTTTTGACCACGAAAAAAGAGAATTAGAAAAATTTAGTTTACCAATTAGTAACCAATTTGATGAAGATAAGTTTTGATGAAGATTTAGAAAGTCTGATAATGTGGTGCGAAGATACCATTAACCCGGCTTTGGCAATTATGTCTTTAAAGGCTCATATTAGGGAGTTTGAAAATGATATATTTGAATTGGAAAGGCTGAAAGGTAAATCAGAAAAAACTCAAGCCAGTAAGGAACGTTTTGATAAAATGCTTGAAGCAACCGAATATTTGGATAAAATTTCTAATCAGAATATCAGCTATCAGCTAATTATGAGGCAAAATAACGGCAGATTAAAGGTTGCTAATCATCGGATTAAAGAATTGGAAGCACAATTAGAGGCAGTAAATAAAGCGTTTAACGCAGAATAAAATAACCGAATACACCTGGAAAGAATATCAAGCAATGAAAATGGAAAAAGAACGCAAAAAAGAAATTTTAGATCTTTGTAAAAGGTTTACAAAAGGAATGAAGATTCCTATCAATGGTAGTGGATGGCTTATTGTCGATCCATTGAGTGCTTATTTAAATGTATGTGGATTCAAAAATACATTAAAGCAAATGCCAGAAACTGAAAATAGGCCGATGGTTTTAATAATGACGTTTGAAGATGGTACACAATTAATACCAGCAGGGCAAGATTTAAAAACTGATCAATATCCTGAGTTTAAAAATTGGATGTGGCTATGAGAATAGATTATAAACCATTATCGATTAATGAATGTTGGAAAGGCCGGAGATTTAAAACCGATGCTTACCAAAGATATGAGCGTGATTTATTGTTTTTGCTGCCTAAATACAAACTGCCAGAAGCCCCATATTCAATCGTTTTAACATTTGGAGTGTCAACACAAAACGCTGACTTTGATAATCCAGTAAAGCCATTTGTTGATATACTTCAGAAAAAGTACGGATTTAATGACCGGGATATTATGCAGGCAACAATTCAAAAGCGGATAGTAAAAAAAGGAAGCGAGTACATAAATTTTAGTATTGAGCATTTTGTAATTTAAATATATTTCTTTACCTTAGTTCACCCGACTGGAACCGGGATCAAAAAACTTAAAAACTGCTCATTAGGGGGAGAGGCGTTCCAGACTCAAACCCGATGGGCTTTATTTTTTTATGACAGATTATGAAAAGTTTCTGGAAAAGAAACGTCATTCAATAGGTAACTTTGGATTCAAAGCAAATTACTTTCCTGATATCGCCTTTGACTTTCAAAAGTTTATTATTGAAAAGGCAATTTTAAAAGGCCGGATTGGAGTATTTGCCGATACTGGACTTGGCAAAACATTAATGCAGTTATCTATTGCAAAAAATGTAATTAACCACACCAATAAAAAAGTATTAATACTTACCCCTCTGGCAGTTGCATTTCAATTTATTTTAGAGGCCGAAAAATTAGGAATAGATGATATCGAATATTCCAAAGATGGCAAGCACACTAAAAAGATAGTTATCTGCAATTATGAACGATTGCACTATTTTAATGATTCTGATTTTATAGGGGTTATTCTTGATGAAAGCTCAATACTAAAAAACTTTGATGGCAAGATCAAAAATCAGATAACTGCCTTTATAAAGAAAATACCTTATCGTTTTCTTTCAACAGCAACTCCTTCTCCAAATGATTTTATTGAATTGGGAACAAGTTCTGAGGCTTTGGGCTATATGGGTTATATGGATATGCTCGGTAAGTTCTTTAAAAACAATCAGAACTCCGTAGATAGTACAAACCGGAACATAGGAGAGAAATTCTATTTAAAGCCCCATGCCGAAAATGATTTCTTTGCATGGGTAAATCAATGGTCAATACTTTGTAAGATGCCATCTGATTTAGGATTTTCAAATGATCGTTACGTTTTGCCAGCTTTGCACGTGAATAAAGTTGTTGTAAAAAATCAGTCAATGATTGATATAAATGGTCAGGTGCAATTATTTACACCAATTGCCAAATCTATGACAGAGGTAAAGTTTGAACAAAGACAGACCATAGTAAACCGATGCGAAAAGTCAATAGAACTTGCATCTGGCAAAACCTCTGTTTATTGGTGTAATCTAAATGATGAAAGCGCACTTCTTAGAGAACTTGATCGGGATGCCGTAGAGATTATTGGTAGTATGTCAATTGACAAAAAAGAGGACATCCTTGTAAACTTTGCAAATGGAAACATTAAAAGGTTAATCACTAAAGCTAAGATGACCGGATTTGGTCTTAACTGGCAACATTGCAATCATTCAGTATTTTTCCCTACATGGAGTTATGAGCAGTATTACCAGGCATTAAGGAGGTTTTGGAGATTTGGCCAAAAGAATGAGGTAACTATTGACTTAGTTGTTTCCGATGGTCAGCAAAGAGTATTAGACACCATTGAGCAGAAAACACAAAAGGCAATTACTCTGCATGAAAATCTAACAAAGAACGTGAACGGAGTTTTTAATCACATCACAAAAGAATTTAACAAAGAAATTATTAAACCTAACTTTATTTAATCATGGTAAAAGATCAACTAATAACCGAAAATTACGCATTGTATAATTCAGATTGCATGCTTGTTATGCCTACATTGGCAGACAAAAGCATTGACCTTTCTGTTTATTCCCCGCCATTTGCTGGGCTTTACAATTACAGTTCAAGCGATAAGGATTTTTCCAACTGCGAAAGCAAAGAGCAATTTTTAGAACAATATGAATTTTTAGTAAAAGAGATCTCCAGAGTAACAAAGCCGGGCAGAATTTCAGCCGTTCATTGTACTGATGTCTTTGATAATACTTGCCGTTTATGGGATTTCCCAAATGAGATAATCAGAATACACGACAAATACGATTTTGAATATCGTAACCGGATAACCATTTGGAAAGAGCCATTGAAAGTTAGAATGAGAACAATGGTTCAAAGTTTGATGCATAAGTTTATCGTAGAGGATAGCACAAAATGCTTTACTGCTATGCCCGATTACGTTTTGGTATTTACTAAGAAAGGAACAAATGAAGTTCCTGTTACGCATCCGTTCGGGATAAATCATTATGCTGGGGAGATCCCAATTTTACCAAATATCCTAAGAGCATGGAACAATGCTAATAATTCAAATCTAAATGAGGAACAAATGTGGGAACACTTAAACCGGATTAATGAGGATGGCAAAATCACAAAGCTGAATCATTACATTTGGCAGCGTTATGCCTCATCGGTTTGGGATGACATCAGAATTGATAATGTTTTGCCATTCAGGGATAGCAAAGAAGAGGATGACGAAAAGCACGTACACCCTTTACAATTAGACGTAATTGATCGTTTAGTTGAATTGTATTCTAATCCCGGTGAAGTTGTATTAACTCCATTCATGGGAGTAGGTAGTGAGGTTTACAGTCCGGTATCAATGGGGCGTAGAGCAATTGGAATTGAGCTAAAAGATAGCTATTTTAAGCAAGCTAAATTGAATCTTGCTCAGGTAGAAAAAAGATTTGTAAAACACGCTAAAAATGTAGAACTATTCACATGAAAACACCAATCACACCCGAAGCCCTGATTGAGATGGGGTTTGAACAAAAAGGTCAGGTATTTATGTTTAATGGTTTTGCTATTGAGGTAAATATGAAGTCTATGAGAGTTTTTTGCTATTCCAGACTTACCAACGCCACCACAATAGAGGACATTAAATCTTTAATTAGATTGTTTAAATGAAAGAATTATGAAAAATCAATATAGAATTGGGAACACGATACATTGCATTCTTTTAGGAGAGTCTAATGTACTTGAGATAAGAAATGATGGCATAAGTATTTGCAACCCATTGAATAAGTTAAATGCGTACTTTATCCCAAATGATGAATTTCGTAGACTTGAACCTCTCCCACTAACCGAAGAATGGTTGTTGAGGTTTGGGTTTAAAGATGATGAACCATTTAGTATTTTAACATTAAATAAATCTGTATCTATGGAATATTATCAGTACAGAAGAACTGAATCAAAATTTACATTGGTAAATAATGGGCATGTTTTTGAACTTCCGCATATCCAATACGTCCATCAACTCCAAAACCTATACTTTGCTTTAACCGGCCAAGAACTTGAATTTGCAAAAGTCGGGGAATAATGTTTAACTTTGAATAAACCTAAAAGCAATGTGATATGGCTGAAAAAGGCAATCCTCTTCCTAACAAAATTAACACTCATAAAAAAGAACTACTTGAAGCACTTGCTAAATCAAAAGGTATAGTTTCAACTGCTTGTGAATCAGTAGGGTTAAGCCGGACAACATTTTATGACTATGTTAATACCGATCCTGAATTTGCTCAGGCGGTTGATGACATCAATGAAAAATCAATTGACTTTGTAGAATCAAAGCTATTTGAAAAGATAACAGGCGTTACCGTCCAAACAGGGGATAACATTTACGAACAACCACCAAGCGACACGGCTATAATTTTCTATCTAAAGACACAGGCGAAGGATAGGGGGTATGTGGAGAAAACAGAGCAATCTGTTACATTTGAAAAGCCGCTTATTATTGATTGGGATGGTTCAACAAGCGACGGTAATTCGCCCGACCAGTAGGCAAATTCAGGCCAAGCAAGCGGCGGCAGCAAATTTCATAACGCTTTTTGGCGGGGCTGTAAGGGGCGGTAAGTCGTATTGGCTTATCCTTGTTTTGTATAGTTACGCCGTCCAGTACCCAAAATCAAGATGGTGTTTACTTAGATGCTCAATGGCTATTATCCGCTCAACACTCCTAGTTACATTTCAAAAGCTGACGGGGGAGGGGCTTGGGGGGTATATACAAAGTTTTAATAGAACCGAAATGGTTGTAACCCTTAAAAACGGCTCACAAATTATATTCTTTGGAGAAAACATAGACGATGACCCCGAGCTAGAAAGGTTTAGGGGGTTAGAAGTAAACGGGTTTGGTATAGATGAAATAAGCGAGATTCAAGAGGCTACACTTACAAAGTGTATTGAACGGGCGGGAAGCTGGCAGGGTTCGCCCGGTTGCCCAAACAAGATTTTAGCAACTTGCAACCCAACGCAGGGATGGGTTAAAGAAAAATTCTACGATAACTGGAAGGCGGGAACTATGCCAAAAAATCACGCCTACGTTCCTTCAAAGATTACCGACAACCCTCACATTTCAGAGGAATACAAGGAAACCCTAAAGCTACTTCCTAAATACGAATATGAGGTTTTCGTTGAGGGCAATTGGGATATACAAAGGAAAACAGGAGGAGAGGCTTACAAGAATTTCGACCCTAATACTCAGTTTGTGGACTGGATTGAGTACAATCCAATGTTACCCATTCACATGACATGGGATTTTAACACAAACCCGTATGTAACTTGTCTTTTGTGGCAAATCGAAGGTAAAAAGGCTATGCAGTTTGAGGAAATACTTTTGAGTTCCCCAAGAAATACAAACATGGCGGTATGCTCAGAGTTTGAACGAAAGTTCCCAGCACACACGGCAGGGTTATTTATTTACGGCGACCCTGGCGGGCTAAAACTGAGCACCGCAGACGAAACCAATGTAAGGGTGAAGGAAAAAGACTATTCAGAGTTTGCGGGAATAGAAAAAAAACTATCAAAATATCGGCCATCTCGGAGGGTTGCTAGGGTTTACCCAGCCGTGAAACTAAGGATTGACTTTGCAAACACCATCTTTGAAAGCAAATTTGAAGACATTGAAATATACTTCTCAAACAAATGTAAGGCGACTTTAGCTGAATACACCAACCTAAAAGAAGCCTCAGATGGGACCAAGCATAAAGAAACGTACAAACACCCCGAAACCCAAGTGCCATGCCAAAAGTGGGGCCACATTTCAGATGCGAACGACTACCTATGGACATCGGCATTTAAGGACGAATTTCACAAATACCAACACGGGGAGAAAATAGGCAAAGCCTACACAGGCCCACCCTCAAAAAATAAGGGTCAATGGTGAATAAAATTAAATACTTTTGCAAACGTGGGATATTTAATTAAAAACGACTACTTACGCATAATTCAACCTACCGAATTAGCGGCCATCACAGCCAATAGCGACAGTATTCGGATTCTCGACGAGAAAGCGGTTCAGCAAGAGATAAGGTCGTTTCTTACGCAGAAATACGACTTAGATTCAGAGTTTTCAGACACTACAAAATACTCTTTCCTTTCCGCTTATGGTGGAGGCAGTAGGGTTTATTTGGATGCAACGGCCTATTCCGCTACTTCTGCCTATTCACTAAACGCCCTCACCTTGCAAGCGGGAAGTGTTTATATAAACATTTCAGCAATATCTTCACCGGGCGAAGCCTTCAACGCATCACATTGGACGCTACTAGGAAGTCAGTACGATATATTCTACTGTCAATTACCTTTCCCCCTTTTCAATCAAGACAAGTATTATACTATTGGCGACAAGGTGTTTTGGAAAGGCAAAACATACACCGCCGCCCGAGCCTCTGTTGTTGTTGGCCACGAAGACGCATTACAATACATCGACATTTCAAACATACGCAGCGGAAACGTTTTCCCTGACACTCCAATCTACGGGGCTAAGCTGTGGGGAGCTGGAACGACTTACACCGTGCCAGCGGGAACCCTGCCAACCGACACAGCTAAATTCACTTTTGGCGACAACAGGGATCAGCAAATGATTTCTTTGTATTTGGATTTGGTGATTTATATGCTATGTAAACGAATCAACCCCGGCAATGTTCCAGAGGCTAGACATAACGCTTGGGTCGATGCAAAAGCCACAATGAAGTCTTTCGCTGATGGGGATTTAACCAGCGGCCTACCAAGGCTGCAAACCACAGTAAGAAACCAAGGCCAAAGTATCATATACGGGGGTAGTGTTCCTAAACAAAATAATTGGTAAGATGGAGGCAAAAGAATTATTGATAGGGAAATGGTATAATCAAGTAATTGAAAATCACAAACCATGCCTACCGTGTCCTATGATTTGGAGTGAGCACAATTGGAGTGCAATAGGTGAATGTATGGAATATGTAGAGTGGTTTGAACCCATCCCCCTTACCGAAAATTGGTTAAAGAAACTTGGCTTTAAATTAAATTCCGCATTCGGCACATCAACCTACGGTAACGGGGTTATTGGAATATTCTTTTATGATGGGGTTGGTAGTTATGGTATAGCGAAGTTTCAATATGTCCACCAACTCCAAAACCTATACTTCGCCCTCACCGGAACGGAGCTAACAGTTGAGCTATGAGGGTGGTTTATTTTTTTTTGCCTTGTCTAAAAAATGGGTATTTTGTTTCTCTATTTGTTGAATTAAAAGGACGGGGAAAAATAAATTGTGAAAAATATTTTACGGTTTGAGAAATAGGTTCTACATTTATACCCGACAATCACGTTCTTACCATTGCATTATGCCTTTAAAAACATTTTTTAAAATAATTAGCTCCCGGAGGGGGATTTCTGTATCCAACGAGTAATGGCGTTGTGATTGTCAAGCAGAAGTCTTCCCTCCGGGTTTTTAATTTATACCACCTACCATATCCTATCAGG